ATTGTGGAACATACACGTGATAACCACTTTACTGAACTCAGAGATGCAGAAATATTGAGAGAAAGAATTCAAACGCTTGATCAGATGCAACAATACGTAGGTGAATATTACTCAAAAGAATGGGTAATGAAAAACGTCCTACAGTTCTCAGACGAGGACATTGAAAACTTGACCAAGCAGATGGATGATGAAGGTCCAAAAGAAGAACCAACTGGAGATGAACAATGAGTATTGAAGATCTAATTGACAATATCACTGGCCAAGAATACGCCAAAGCAGAACCTATGTTTCATGAACTACTTCAATCAAAAGTAAATGATGCACTTGAAGCTGAGAAGGTAAAGGTGGCCGGTCAGATTTTTAACGGCGAAGAAGAAGAGCAGTTAGAAATGGATTTTGATGATGATGAATTGGAAACAGAAGATGATTCTGAAGAAGAAATTGAAGATTCTGAAGAAATTGCAGAAGAAGAATAAATTTTGGTTACAAATTTGAAATAGTATAAATAATAGTTAAACAAGGTTTAAAATGAAAACGTTTAAACAGCTGAGAGAAGCTCGTGGTAAGATGCCTCCCGGCCAGCATGTCAAAGACATGAAGGTTGGAAAGAATCGTATCATGATCCATAAGGATAAGGGCAGATTCGTTGTTTATATTGATAATGAAAAATTAGACTCTTACACCAATCAGGCTGAAGCTGAGAAGATGGCGAAAGAGTTTCTAAAACAATATAAAGGTTAAAACGATGAAACTAATTGCTGAATACAACGACCACAATATTGAAGTCATCACCGAGGCAAAAGAGTCCGGTGGTAAGAACTACTTTATTGAAGGCGTGTTCATGCAAGCAGAGCAAAAGAACCGTAATGGCCGGATCTATCCGAAAGCTATTATGGAGAAAGCTGTTGATAAATACGTTAAAGAACAAGTTAATTCTAAGCGTGCTGTTGGAGAACTAAACCATCCCGAAGGACCAACAGTAAACTTGGACAAAGTATCCCACCTCATTGAGGCGCTTGATTGGCAAAACAATGATGTTGTGGGTAAAGCACGCATTTTGGATACTCCGAATGGACAGATCGTTAAGGGTCTGCTTGATGGTGGCGTTCAACTGGGTGTTTCAACTCGTGGTATGGGTAGCCTCGAGCAGAAAAACGGCGTAATGGTCGTCAAAGACGACTTTATTCTTAATACGGTTGATATCGTACAAGACCCATCTGCACCGACTGCATTTGTTAATGGAATTATGGAAGGTGTTGAGTGGGTCTGGAATAACGGCGTAATTGAAGCTCGAGAAATTGAAAGAATGGAGACTGAAATTAAGAAGGCTCCACGTGCGGATCTCTATGAGGTTCAAACTCGTGAGTTTAAGAATTTCCTCTCGTTGCTGAAAAGTAGAACATAAGGAGTCAAACATGACTGATCAAATCCAAGAACAGGATGTTGAGCTCGAAGAGGAAATCGAAGAGGCTCATGATCCTAAAAATGCAGAAGCGCAATCTATTGCCTCTGTGGATTCAGCAGAAGACAAAGGCCCTCGTGCAAAGGCACGCAAGGGAGATAAGAAAAACTCTGAACCTATGCAAAAGATCAAAACTAAAGCTGGAATGATCAACGCTGCATATGAACAAATGTCACGCATGAAGAAAGAAGATCTTCGTGTTGCATTGTCTAAATTAATGGGAGAAGACGTCGATCTATCTGATCTTGACGACGAAGTGATTGCAGAGTCACCTGAAGTATCATATGACTACAATGGTGAACTAGACGCGTTGGTTGAATCTGAAGCAACATTGTCAGAAGACTTTAAAGCTAAAACAGCTGTTATTTTTGAAGCGGCTCTGAAATCAAAACTTTCTGAAGAAATCGATCGTTTGGAAGAAGCTTATAAAGAAGAACTAGATTCTGAAATTAAAGCAACTAAAGAAGATCTTGTTGAGAAAGTTGACAGCTACCTCAACTATGTGGTTGAGCAATGGATGGAAGACAACAAAGTAGCAATTCAAACTGGTCTACGTACCGAGATTGCAGAAGGCTTTATGAATAAGATGAAAGATCTATTCACTGAGTCCTACATTGAAGTCCCAGAATCCAAAGTTGACCTAGTTGACGAACTAGCAACAGCCAATGAAGAACTAGAAGAGCAGTTCAACACAGCAATGAAAAAATCTCTAGATCTTGCGGAAGAGCTTGAAACTCTAAAGCGTGCAGCTATCATTCGTGAAGCTTCAAAAGACCTAGCAGAAACTCAAGTTGAAAAGCTTGCTGATTTGGTTGAAAAGGTAGATTTCGAAGATGAAGAAACTTTCGCAAAGAAAGTAGCTACAATCAAAGAATCATACTTTGCTAAGAAAACAACTGCTGCTATCGACCTTGGGGATCCCGAGGAAGAAGATGAAGGTGATACAACAGAAGTATCAGATTCAATGGCGGCTTACGTAAACGCCCTAAGAAAAACAAACAAGTAAGTAGGAGATCCTATAATGGAAACTTATGATGTCTCGTAGAGAAATGGTCTCCGGTATTGAACGAAGAAACTGCAGGTTTGGTTAAGGACGCACACAAGCGTGCCGTAACTGCAGTCGTTCTGGAGAACACAGAAAAAGCATTGCAAGAGCAAGGCTTGCTAGAAACAGCAGCTAACTCTAATGCTGGAGTAACAGGTGCATCACAAGGTGTAACTGGTGCTAACTGGAACCCAATCCTTATCTCATTGGTTCGCCGCGCAATGCCAAACATGATGGCATATGACGTATGTGGTGTTCAGCCAATGACAGGTCCAACAGGCTTGATCTTCGCAATGAAGTCACGCTACAAAACATCTAAAGCTGGTGTTGCGAATGGTGATGAAGCACTATTCAACGAAGCAGCAGTTGGCTATTCAGGTGACTCAGCAACAACTGGTAACGGTGCAAATGGCCCATCAGGTCTATCCGGTCTAGCAAATGCTAATGATCCAAACACAATTGACTCTGATCGTTCAGCACCTTATGCAGGTGACGCATACGAAACAGCTGAAGCTGAAGCACTTGGTAACACAGGTGAAGCATTTGCAGAAATGGGTTTCACCATTGAAAAAGCAACTGTTACAGCGAAGTCACGTGCGTTGAAAGCAGAGTACACACTAGAACTAGCACAAGACTTGAAAGCAATTCATGGTCTTGATGCAGAGACAGAGTTGGCAAACATCTTGTCAACAGAAATCTTGGCAGAGATCAACCGCGAAGTAATTCGTACAATCAACGGTCAAGCAAAAACTGGTGCTCAGCAAGCTAACGTAACAGTCAAAGGTATCTTTGACCTATCATCAGACGCAGATGGTCGTTGGTCAGCTGAGAAGTTCAAAGGTCTAGGTGTACAACTTGATCGCGAAGCAAACGTAATCGCAAAAGAAACACGCCGTGGTAAAGGTAACTTCATCATCTGTTCATCAGATGTTGCAAGTGCTCTAGCCGCTTCTGGCATGTTGGACTATAGCCCAGCATTGAATACAAACCTAAACGTTGACGACACAGGCAACACATTTGCTGGTGTTCTTAACGGTCGTATTCGTGTATACATCGATCCATATGCAACTGGTGATTACATCAACGTTGGTTATAAGGGTACTAACCCATATGACGCCGGTGTATTCTACTGCCCATACGTACCACTAACAATGGTCCGTGCAGTTGGTGAGAATGACTTCCAGCCACGTATCGGGTTCAAAACTCGTTATGGCATGGCGTCAAACCCATTCGTAGGTTCAGCACCTGCAGATGGTCTTGCAACAGCAAAAACCAACCAGTACTACAGAATCTTCCGTGTTGACAACATCTTGACATAAGAATCAAGAGTTTTCGGAAAAACTTTAGGGCGCTTCGGCGCCCTTTTTTTATAACCTATTGATTTCTAACAAAACAAAAATGCATTTAAAATGAAAATAACCGTTGACATTTGATTCATTATGCCCTATATTATTAATATAAGATGAAAGGAAACAAAATGTCAAGAATCGTACACTTAGAAAATGGATCAGCAATCAAAGCAGACGTAATCGAAGCTTTTGATAAAGCAGTTAATAATTCTGAAAATATCAATTCTTCAGGTGGTCTTAATTGGAATTTTGTTGATGCAGATCTTTGTTTAGATCTTGGAGATTTCTATTCAATGGATTATCTCTATGAGTGTTTCGAAGTTCTTGTAGATGAATATTTTTCGTAAGGAGTATATAATGACTAATAAAGTAAAAGATATGATTCAATTGTTAGAAGATAATGGTGTACACCTAGACCTTAATTGGTTGTTTTATGGTTCTACAGAAGAAGCTCAGTTAAGGCTTCTTAATAAAATCTTTCGTGAAAAAGTAGCATAGGAGGTTAAATGAAATTATTTTTGGATATGGATGGAGTCATTGCTGACTTCTTTGGTGGTTTTGAAAAGAAATTTAATGTTAGTCATTGGAAAGATCTTGAGGATCCCCAGTCTAATGTTGAAAGTCTAAAGAATACAAATTGGTTTAATACACTTGAACCATTTGATACTTCAGCTAAGTTAGTAGAGACCTGTCGTAAGATAGCTGGACGAGATTATGGTATCTGCTCTTCTCCTATTTCAGGAGATGATCATAATTCATCTTATTGGAAACGTGTATGGTTAGAACGTCATGGCTTTATGCCAGAGATACCTAATCTTATCTTTACTCGTGATAAGCATAAGTTTGCAAATGAGATGTTCTCTGGAGAACCAAACATCTTGGTAGATGATAAACCCAGCAACATAAAAGAATGGATTGCTGCTGGTGGAATTGGTTTACTATATCAAGCCAATGAATCAGACGTAGATGAATTAATTAAAGATCTACGATTTGCTTTCAGTTAAAAGGATATAAATATAGGTATAATAATTACCGGAAAGTAATATGCCTACATTAAATCCTTCAATATCAGTAGAAATGGATACACAAGGTTCTGGTCTAAGCAACCTCAATCTTTTACAGCCTTCTGCTTTTAAGTTAGTGGTGGATCGCAAGAACTATCCCAACTTAGAATTTTTTGCTCAATCCGTATTGCATCCTAATGTATCAGTTAATCCCGTAGAGGTACCATACAAGAGAGTATCTGGTGTACCTTTCGCTGCAGATAAACTTACATATGGTGAACTTACTACAATGGTAATTGTAGA